TGGTGAGAATATCCGGTATAAACGTGAACTAAAAGCACAGTATATACATGAGTTCAAATCACTACACAGTGTGTTAATTCCTTGGTGTACAATACGTTATATATTTTAAAATTAAAAACTATGAGTGATATAAGTAAATGCAGGGGGACTAATTGTCCTGTAGCAACAAAGTGTTATAGATACACTGCTAAAGATGGTATGATGCAATCATACTTTTTAGATGTACCTGGTAAAACAGAAGATGGTAAATTCACCTGTGATCATTTCTGGGGTGAAAAAATTAATGGTGTATGGCAAGAACTAAAAGATGCATTAAAAGAAAAAGAAAAATGAGAAATTATTATGTAATTGATTCTCTACAACAAGATGTAGAGTATATTATCACAGAAGATGATACAGACAACGGAACATTATACCAACTATGGAGAAGTATGGGTTCTACATGGTCTGAAGATACTAAAGGTGAACTACTAGTCAGTCTTGAGAATGACGGTAATGGATATAAGTTTAAGTTCAAACCTCGTGAAAAGAAACGTATAGATTATGATGAAATTGAATGGTTATACCTTTTAATTAATCATGTACGTAAGGAGGATCCCTCAATGACTGTTTATAATGTTTGTCAATATGCTTAAATTAAAAAAATGATATTAACAATAGTATTATTCATTGCTGTAATTTTTTCTGTATTCATATATTTGTATTGGAAAATACTATTAAAGAATTCAGAAATTGATATGCTTAAAGAACATATTTGCTATGACAAAAAAGATCTACAGAATGCATGGAACGGTGGCTATGTAGAAGGTGTTAATAGTGAATTCGGACATGAAACTAAAAACTTTCATGAGTGGTATCAGATGCATAAATTCACAAAGAAATATGGGAAGTAATAATCTATCTACAGCTGCTGTAGTATTCATAGTATTTTTAATACTAAAACTTACAGATGTAATTGATTGGTCATGGTGGTGGGTAACATCTCCATTATGGTTACCAATTGTTTTTGGATTAGCACTTATATTTGTAGTGCTAATGATAGCTCTAATATCTATTGCTATTAATGAAAGAAATGTAGACTAAATATATGACAGAGGAAGAAAAGCTAAGAGTAGTGCATCTCATGATGCATTTAGAGGTGTGTATTCACGCATGTGATAATACCGAAAATATTAAATGGTTCAATAGACATAAAACTAAGATGACTATGAAGAACTTTGTAGATACGGTTCTCAAAGAACATGGTCATTTATTCAAAGCTTTTTGGGAAACCCCCGGATTAGATATGACAGATTTTGTCAGGATAATCAGTGCGTATGGTGAAGAGGTAAGCACTGTTCCTTTAATGGACTTACCTGAGATAACAGCAATTATCAAAGAATATAAACAAAACAAATACAGTAAAAAATGATTACACCAGTTTTAGTAGTTGCAACTATCTGTGCAACAGGAGCAGCTTTTTTATTCAGGGCAAAGTATAATAAGTCTAAAGAAGAACTTGATGACTTAGAAACTACTTATGAAAAAGTAGTAAATAAATATGCAGATGGTATAGTAGAAAACCATAATCTAAAAGCAGAGTTAGCTAAACTTAAGAGAAAACCAAGAAAAGATAAAGGTCAACCTAGAAAATCATATAATGGCAAACCTGTTACCCGTAAGCGTAAAATTCAAGAAGGAAAATAAGGAACTAATTGTTGCTGATAAAATCAGTCAAGTTAAGTTAGACATGTTTGTTAAACAACTTGAAGATGGTCAGAAACTAGTAGTTACTTATGAAGTTGTAAATGATGATGCATCTTATGCGCAGTTAAGTAAACTACATAAGTGTATTAGGGAGTTAGCAGAATACTCCGGGATGTCAATGGATGACATGAAACTATATATAAAAAACGAAGCTGGTCTTGTTAAAGGTGACAGTATCGTATCTTTTGCAGATTGTAGTAAGGAAGAAATAAGTACCGCTATACAAGCGTGTATTAGTATAGGAGATAAAATAGGATTCCCTCTTTATTGAGGGGATTCTATTGGTGTCTTCTCACCTGTTTCCATGTTATAATTAACGAACTCAGTGTGTCCTTGTTCTCTAGCTTTATCTTCAATAGTAACAAGAAGTTTTAATACTGTTGAAAAATGATAAGCTTGTCTATCTGTTTCTATGTCATTATTAGAAACTTTTTGAATAAGCTCTAAAAACTTATCTTTATCAGAAGAAGGAAACATCTCTAATAATAACTGATTTAATCTGTAGTATATTGCAACAGGTAATTCTAGTTTTACAACAGTGTTTTCTTTAAGAGTTTCGACTCTTTTCAATACAGATTCTGGTTTTTGTTCTTCGTTCATAATTAATTATTTAAGCAAACTTATGTTAGAAACAGTAAACTTACAAGAAATTAAAGAAAAATTGTATATCAAGCTGAAAGATTCAGGTTGGTCTGAGTATCTTAAAACCTTTGTTCTTAGCAGTGAGATGGATAGAATCCTAGAGATACTATTAGCTGAAGCAATGGATAATAAGAGATTCACACCAAAGATTAAGAATCTATTTACAGCATTTGAAGTTTGTCCATTTGATAAAGTTAATGTAGTTATCATTGGTCAAGATCCGTATCCACAAGAAGGTGTTGCTGATGGTATTGCATTTTCATGTAGTATTACGGGTAAACCTGAAGCATCACTTCGTTATATCAATAACTCAATAAAAGCAACTACAGGAGTAGATTGTGATAAGGTTGATCTATCAGAATGGAGTAACCAAGGTGTATTGTTATTAAATACAGCTTTTACTACCACTATAGGTAAACCTGGATCACATCAATTACTATGGAGACCTTTTACTATGGCTGTATTAGATGCACTAATCTGGAATAATCCTAATCTTATATATGTATTTATGGGTAAGCAAGCACAACAGTTTGCTGATTTAGTACCTGATAATAACTATAAGTTTAATGTTTCTCATCCTGCTAGTGCATCGTATAATAAGTTATCTGAATGGAATTGTGACGATATCTGGAATAAGATAAATAACACTTTAGAGAAACAAAATAAGAATAAGATTATATGGTAAGAACCCATAAAAAAGTAACAGTCAGAACAGAATTAACTGTCTATGGTGAAGTTCAGTTTGTTGTTTCAACAGGTAACGGTATTTTTGTAAACAAATGTTTGCATGATGCACTATCAGAAGCTAATATTAAGATGACCGGAATAGGTCCTATAGTAGACAATCATAGATCTAAATTAAAGTTTAACAGAGAATTTAAAATACCAATAGATGAGTTCAGAATTAACAGAAAAGACGCAACAAGCATTGGATAATGCTGTGCTTGTTATGAATCAACAGTTTAATGCTATAATAAGAACATTTGTTAAGAATGTTAATGTAGCATTAGAACAGAATAACTTACGTAAGCAAATTACATATCATGATGTATTTATAGACTTTAAGCTTTCTCTTGAAGATTTAGTTGAAGCAGCATTGGAGATTGATCCAAAATGTATCAGTATACATAGAAATACTAAAGATAAGAACAAAGCAAAGATTAGACATATCTTATCATACATTGCTGGTCAAATGGGTTACTCTGATCAACAGATTGCTGCTTATATAGGTTCTGACCGTAGTACTGTTACTATTGCAAGACACCGTATAGAAGAAGCGCTAATTTATAATGATGTAGCAACCCGTAAATTGTATAATACTTTTCTAGAGAAACTTAGAAAACATCCAAACTCTGAGATACTAGATTCAGTTATTCATCCTTAAATTAGCAGAAACTTATGGATATGCTAGAACTTTTTGAGTATATAGAAGATAATGATCTGACCCCAAATCAGTATTATCTATTATGGTCTCTCTATAAAAAGAGAAAACCTAAACATATTAATAATACTCTAGAGAGGAGGAATCTACTTGCTGATGGATTAATCGATGCTAATAATATCATAACTGACAAAGGTTTTCAATTATTAAAAGCGATTGAGAAGGAAGTTGTACCCGGAAAAGTTGTAGTTAAAACATTTGACTGTGATCAGTATTTGAGTTTGTTTCCTAATGGTAAGTTACCGTCTGGTAAACCTGCAAGAGTTACAAAGAAAGCAATTACTGATGCATTTACTTGGTTCTTTAAGAACTTTGACTATCCGTGGGATATTGTAATTAAAGCTACTAGTGCGTATGTAGACGAATATGAGACAAAGAATTATTTATACATGAAGAATTCTCAGTACTTTATTCGTAAGCAGATGACAGACAAGTCATGGGAATCTGAACTAGCTAACTATTGTGAAATGATAATAAACGGAGGTGATACAGATTCTCATCACTTCTCAGAAAATGTAATATGACATTAGAATCAGAAAAAATAATTTTAAAGATATTGGTATCCATCTTACTATCTTTAGTATGTTTTGGTATTATCACTAATCTTATTGTTCAGATGAACATAATTCAGTATTTATTTATTGAATTTCTTTTGGTTTTAGCACATACTTTTTATAAATTTGTGCAACGCTGGATCAGCGATCAACAACGATAATCTACTACATAATGGAGAAACAAAAGCTTTGGAAAGACCAGAAGCAAGGATTCCTTGACTCTTTAGTATATCTAAGGGGTAGAAAAGATGGTCACATTCGTAGCTTGAAGACTCCGTGGGAAAAGTTTAATGATGCTACCACTGATGGTCTTGAATGGCACTCAATGACTGTTATAGGTGGTAGACCAGGTAGTGGAAAAACTCTAATTAAGGATCAGTTAGTAAGGGAATCCTTCAAACTTAATCCTGATGAGAAGTTCAGAGTATTAGAATTTCAGTTCGAAATGCTTGCTCGTACTTCTGCAATTAGAGAGTTTTCCAGTGTACTTGGTAAATCATATAAGTACCTGTGTAGTGCTGATGGTCAGTTGTCGAATGAAGATCTTGCTACTTGTTACGAACATGCTAAAGAGAGAGTAAAGATTCCTATTGATATTGTAGAAGAACCTATCACTGTCAACGAACTTAAAGAAGTAATTGTGGATTATATGAATACCCACGCAACTAAGGATGACGAAGGTAAGGTTGAGTATACTAAAACAATAGTAACTCTTGATCACTCTTTACTGTTAAAGAAAGCACCATTTGAGAAGGATAAATTTGATACCTTATATAATTTAGGTGAAGCTATTACAGAGATTAAACGTAGATATCCTATTGCGTTTATTATTCTTACACAGCTTAACCGGGGTATTGATAATCCTGAAAGGAATGAAGACGGTAAGTATGGTAATTACATACTAGAGTCTGATATCTTTGGTTCAGATGCTCTGCTACAACATGCAGATACATTGATTGGTATTAATAGACCTGCTAAACAAAAGATTAGGTTCTATGGTCCCGATCGATATATCATAGAAAATGATAGGGTGCTTGTATTGCATTTTTTGAAATGTCGTAATGGTGACAACCGTATGAGTTTTTTCAAAGCTGAGTTCGAACGCATGCGAATCTCAGAAATGCCTACACCACCTCAACAAGAAAAAAGATTAAAACTATGAGTTTAAGTTTAAAAGAAAAGAAACCGGACGCTAAAACTAAAGTCGCAGAACTAAGAGAGTATCATCAACCAACATTTGATGCATTGGGTATTCCTGATGCGTATTTCTATCCTAAGTTAGCTTATCGTCCGAAAGGTAAAGATGAGTTACATATCAGTTTATTTCCTAGTGAGTTAAGAAAAGGTACAGATATCTATACAGAGTTTGTATCTACTGATTATGTACTTCAGGATTCAGAAAGAACCTTATGGAGATTACACTTTAATCCACATTGGGAAGAGGAGTATGATACTACTGATACAACTGAATCTGCAATTAGGTATTTGATTCCTGTTAGTGAGTTAGTAAAAGTTAAAGCACCTGCTAAGACTGTTGCTACTCGTGCAGGTGTCGCTGTTACAGAATTCGAAGACTTCTCAAACTTATTGGATTGTCCTGTAAGTGAAATGACAGTTAGAGATCTAGCAGCAATTCTATTGAAGAAACCAGTAAGTAACAAGTCTTGGTTAAACGATTTAGTTAAATAAGATTATTATTAAAAAACATGGAGATTAAACTGCCCACAAGCAAGGTTCCCGCGGAGAATACCAGTCCACGTAACCTGATTATTTTTGCAAAACCCAAAACTGGTAAGACAAGTTTATTAGCACAACTTGATGATTGTTTGATACTAGATCTTGAGAAAGGTTCTAAGTATCTAGATGCAATGAAAGTAGAAGCTAATAGTGTTGAAGAAATCAAGCATATTGGTAAAGCAATTAAAGATGCAGGTAACCCCTACAAATATGTTGCTGTAGATACCATTACTGCATTAGAAGAAATGTGTATCCCATATGCTGAAGAGTTGTATATGAAGACTCCTATGGGTAAGAACTGGTTAACAGATGGTAAACCTAAGTATGGTAGCATTCTTAGTTTACCTAATGGTGCTGGTTATCCCTATCTAAGAGAAGCTTTTACGAAGGTTGTGAATTATATTCAAACCTGGGCACCTAGAACTATTCTAGTAGGTCACGTAAAAGATACTATGTTAGAAAAAAATGGATCTGAGTTTAGTTCTTTAGACTTAGATTTGACAGGTAAATTAAAACGTATTACTGCGTCAAACTCTGATTCTATTGGTTACTTATACAGAAAAGGAAAAAAGAATATTATCAGTTTTAAAACATCTGATGAAGTTGCGTGTGGTGCAAGACCTACACATCTTAGCAACAAAGAGATTGTATTATCTGAGATGGATGAGAACGGTAATATTATAACACACTGGAATGAAATTTACATTGATTAAAAACTAAAAAAATGATTAGCACAAAAGATTTAAAAAGTTCAGAGGGATCTAATATCTCTAAAGTAATTACTCCTGGAACAAACACATGTAAGATTAACAACATTAGCTTAGAAGTACCGCCATTTGATAAGAGTGCATATAACCTAGTTATGAATGTAGAAACTCTTCCTATCGATGGATTCGAAGGTTTCTTCATCAACAAAGATAATCCTGAATTAGGAAGACATCTTGGTCAAGTAGGTCGTGTTAAGACTAATGAGTATGCATACAAAGATGGTACTACCAAGACTGGTATTACTGTATCTCGTGATATGGATATCTTAAAAGTTATTCAAACTATTTGTAAGGTAACTGACTCTTTGAACTGGATGGAAGATAACGATAGCAAACATGAAACTATCGAAGAATTTGTAGCTGCATTTAATTCTGATGCACCTTTTAAAAATAAATTCATTCGTATGTGTATTGGTGGTAAAGAGTATCTTAATAAAGAAGGATATACAAACTATGATTTGTTCTTGGTTCGTAATCAGCGCGGTGTTTACAATATGGAAAACAATAACGTAGCTGAAGATCAGAGCAAGTTGATTAAGTTTGATTCTGATTTACATATCAAGAAGAAAAAAGTTGATAACGTAGATTCTTTCGGTAATGCGGGTGTACAAACATCTTCATCTGTAGGTTCTGATTTCGAACTTTAATTTTAAATTAACTGATAAAAGGGGAGGTAACACTCCCCTTTTTTATCTTTTATCATTATGATTAGTACTAAAAATTTAGTAGCTGCAATAGAAGATATACCTAGTTATTGGGTATTCGAACACTATTGTAATCTTAGTGAAAAGCTTACTGGTCAAGATATTAAGATTAAGTCTCTTTTTAATGCAACAGAGAGGACTCCTAGCTTTGTGATATATTGTGTAACAAATGAATATAAGTTTAAAGATTTCTCATCCGGTAAAGGTGGTAGTAAGATTCAACTTATTATAGATTTGTATAACATATCTTATTCTGAAGCAGTCAACAAACTAATTGCAGATTATAAAGAGTTCCTTAATACAGGTACAACAGATGATATTAGATCTTTTAAGAAGCAAGCAAAATATCAAGTAAAAAGATATACAGCTCGAGCATGGAATAAAGGTGATGCTAAGTTCTGGACTCAATTCGCAATTGATTCTGAAACATTGCAGCGCTTTAATGTTGTTCCTGTTGGTGACTATACTATGGAGAAAGAACAAGATGGACACATTGAGACATTGAATATAACCGGACCGTATTTGTATGCATATACAAGGATTGATGGTTCTGTCTATAAGATGTATCAACCGTATGTTCAAGACCATAAGTTTCTAAAAGTCAAGCAGTATATCCAAGGTACCGATCAGTTAAAGTTTGAGAAACCAAATCTAATTATATGTAGTTCATTGAAAGATGCTATGTGTCTAACTAAGTTTGGTTTTAATGTAGAAGTTGTAGCGCCTGATAGTGAGAACACTCTCATACCATCTGGTGCAATTGCAATGTATAAGTCTAAGTATAAGAAGATTCTTGTTCTATTTGATAACGATGATGCTGGTAAGAAAGCTGCAGCTAAATACGAAGCACAGTATAGTATACCGTATGTAATATTACCACTAAGTAAGGATCTATCAGATTCAGTAAGAGATCACGGTCTAGAAAAAACACGAGATGTATTATATCCTTTACTAAAAGAAGCAATAAATAAATGAGTTGGATCTACAAGAATCAGGTATTTACACCTGATATGATTCCTGAAGGTGCTGTGGGTTTCGTATATGAAATGACAGCTATCATAGATGGAAAGTCTTATGCGTATATTGGTAAGAAGAATTTTCATAGAGTTACTAAGAAGAAACTTACCAAGAAGAATACTCCTACAGACAGACGTAAAAAGAATTATGAGCGTGTTGCTAAGCTCGCGTATGAGGATTACTTCAGTAGTAATGCTACATTAAAAGAAGCACATAAGGATAAGGTTCCTATTAAAAGGAATATCCTACAGATATGTTACTCTAAGACAGAGTTAACTTATATGGAAACAAAGTATCAATTTGTCAAGGGTGTACTAGAATCAGATTTATATCTGAATGGTAATATCCTAGGACGTTTCTTCCGTCTTAAATGAAAATATATTAGGTATGTAGTATAATATTTTGTATATTGTATATATGAGAACACAAACGGGAATGTATAAAACATACAAAGATATGTTAATAGCACTACCTAAAATTGGTAGACTACAGGTAATAGAACTGTCTCATAAAAATAAATGGGGTGCTTATTATATTAAATGTAAATGTGATTGTGGCAAAGTTATATCTACAGACTTTTCTTCTTTAAACAAGACAAAAACTAGATCCTGTGGTTGTTTACAAAAAGAAAGTGTAAAGAATACAGGTTTAACTAACAGAAGATATACGATTAATCCGGATAAACTTGTAGATAATGATGTAACAGCTTATATAGCTGGATTATATGCAGCAGATGGTTCAAATGAAAAGTCTGGAATATCTATTAGCTTACAAAGTATTGACCAAAACATACTTCTTAAAATAAGTAGTTACTTTGATTACACAGGTACTATTTATAGTATAGTAAGATCTAAATCTACAGAGCAGAATCAAGTTAGGTTAACTATATCTGATCCTAGTTTTAGAAAATTTTTTGAAGAAAGAGGTGTAATAAAGAATAAAACTAAAGATTATGTAGTTCCTGAAATCTATTTAAAAAATTCTCACTTTTGGAGAGGATTTTTAGATGGAGATGGGTGTATATTCAAATACAATAGAAAGTATCCTGTATACGGAGTATCTTTAGTTGGTACAAAAAATACAATTGATTCTTTTAAGGAGTTTGGTGAGTTTGTTTTAAACAAATCTATTAAAGTTAAACCTTATAAGATTAAATCATCTATAGATGTTTATTCGATAAACTTTGTAGGTAAAATGTATATGCCTGTAATAGAAGCATTATACGGAAATCCTGTAGATCATATGTATATAGATAGAAAGTATAAAAAATACTTGGAACTTAAAACTTAAAAAATAAAATCATGAGTGCATTTAAAGATGACTTGGAGGAAGCAGCATTTGTATCTTCTCTTAAAAACCTAGGTATAACCGAACTTGTTGCTGAATACGACGGTAGTGGAGATAGCGGTTCAATAGAAACTATATACTGTGAAGATGAAGATGGTAATATCATAAGTATAGAAAGTGAAGTTGAATCTAAGGTAGAAGAAATGCTTTATGAAGTTCTTAGTGATAACTATGACTATGATTGGTATAACAATGATGGTGGTTATGGTACAGTAAGAATAAATATTGAA